CTCTGGGGCGTGTGTGGTCGGATGCAGCGTGTACAGATCCATACTTACACCCCCAGGAATTGTGGCTTGAATGAGAACGAGTTCCAGATGAAACTCTGAGAAGAAGTAACCAGGCTGTTACCTCCACCGTACAAAGCGATCCACGAATATCCCTTCGCAAGGTATCGCAGCATGTTGATTCGCTGTGTACCCCTGGTCACGAAGCAGCTTCGCTCACCAGGGATTGTGCTGAACTCAAGCTTGTCTCCTACCTGGAAGGCGAAGTCGAACTTGAGAATCTTACCCGAGGCGTCCTTGATGGACCACGAAGGAAGAGCTGCGTTAAAGGTAACGCTCACGCGAATACCGGTAGCAGCAGTGCCCGGGTTGTTGACAAGCGGGTTGCCTCGGTCCAACGGCTGAGCCGCTGCGACAAAGGCGGGTGCTTGCAGATATGCCTCGAGACAAGGAATAGTCAGCTGGACCGCGGGGTCCTTGGAGAACAGGTCGTTCTCGAACTTGCTGACCGTGCCGTTAGTGAGAGCCACTACGGCCCCGTCGTTGAGGAACTGCACGACAATCAACTCACCAGCAGCAGGGGTGAACAGACCATAGAGGTCGGTTCGAAGCTCTTCTGTGGTTTGACCAATTGCGTAGTTGGGATTGAGACCGACCTTGAGGACGATCTCTCGACCCTGGGGCCGACGCCCCTTGTACAGAAGACCAAGGTTAATGGCCTTAGACAAGGTGACGTCGACCCCAGGGGGACCGAGACCATCGGCAGACTTAAACGAGTACGGGTCGCCGGGAAGCGCGTCTAGGATTGGCAGGGTAATGGTCTTAAGCCCCACCAGTCGAATGCTGGTAATCTTCATTAGCGGTTCAGCGCCTCCTTTGCGAACGAGATCTGGTTGTTGGTCTGTCGATAAATATCAATCGGAGAAAGCGCCTTCGGAGAACTGATGTTCTGCTCGAAGTTGTACGTGTTCCCCGCAGCAACAGCAGCCTCGGCGTTCTGAGCCTGCTGTGCCTTGGTGGCCGCCTGGTTAGCAGCCGAGATGTTTGCTGCACTCGCGTACGACACGTCAGCCTTGATCGGAGCAGTATCGAGAAGCGAGCTCATCTTGTTTGCGTCCTTCTGGAGCTGAGACAAGTCAAGCACAGGAGTAATGGTCGGGTTGATGTCGCCAACACCGCTCATAGAGTCTCCCATTTTGGACATTGTAGCCTTAAGTACTGCCAGTGAGTTGTTACCCACATCAGCAGCAGCCTTCTCAGCCTTGCCAGAACCCTCCTTCAAACCCTTAGCAACACCAAGACTGGAGAACTTACCAACCTCAGCAAAGACTCGGGAAGGAGACTTGATACGTAGGGCGCGTCTGATAGAGCCAACCATGACGCCTGCGATGCGTCGCATCTGAGCTGAAATGTTGGCTATCTCAGAATTAATACCGTTAACCAAACCCTGAGCACTATTCACACCAGCCTGATAAAGCGCCTTAGATGTGTCGTTACCCAAAGTAGAAGCGGCCGTCTCCATACCAAGGGTGAGCCTGTCAACCTCGTCTACGGCAGTCTGGCCACCAGCAAGAAGACGATCAGCAAATCGCTGACCCTCGATACCCTCAGCAACAAGCTGCTTGTAAGTGCTGTCGTTCAGACCAAGGGCCCGAAGGTCAGCAAGCGTCTTGTTGAACCTGATGGTCTGATCGGTTGTCTTCTGTAGGTTTCGCATGTACGCGCTAAGACCTGTAGAAGCGTCAATGTCCGGCGGCTTGTCATAGGCCTCTGTCACTGACTTGTTGTAGTCGTCACGCACCTTGATTGCATCGTTTAGCTCAGCAGTTCTAGTTTCCAAGCGTTTGGAAGCGTCGTCATACTGCTTAGACAGTGTGTCGACAATGCCGCCTCGCACTCTGAGCTCGCCCTTAAGCGTCTGCTGGCTACGCAGAATTGCTTTCTCTTCTCGCTGTGCCTGAGCAATAGCAGCCTTAGCCGCACGAATAGCCTTAGGGTTCCGCTTTCTGGCGCGAAGAAGACCATCCAACCGAGACCGCTGAGAAGTGATGGTAGTTCGAGCCGAGTCCAGACCCGCCTTGAGTGTAGCTGACAGATCGGCAATAGCCTTGCGAGTGACGCTTAGTCCACCCACGAGACCCTTTGCAAATCCCTCGTTCACGAACCTACCAATCTTGGCAAACTCCCGCGAAGGAGACTTAATACCAAGCACACTCTTAGCCTTGTTCAGAGCAGACTTAGCAAGGTTAGCAGCCGCGTTAGTAACAACACTAAGACCGTTAGCAATGCCGTTAGCCATACCCTGAACAATAGCCACAGCTAGACGTCCGCCAGCCTGACCAAGCTCTGCAGAATTGGAGTCGATCGCTCGAGATACGGCGTTGATCAGGTCGATGATAAGACGCACACCAGCCTGAGCAAGTCGGTTTGCATTGTTGCCAATGGCACCAACAAACTGAGTAATAAACGATACGGCCTTGGAAACAATCTGACCAATGTTTTTACCCACACCAGTAATCAGCTGAAGCATCAGCGAGATACCCGTACTCAAGAACTGCGGGAACGCAGCCTTGATTACAGTAAGAGCAGTCTGAATAAGCTTGAGGAACAAAGCCCCAATTTTAGGCAGAGCCGCACCAACCGCACTCAAGATCGAGCCCAGAATACGAAGGAACGCCTGACCGAACTGACCAGCACTGCGACCAAGCTGAACAGCAAACCCAGCAACGCCCTTGGCAAACGACACCAGGAACGCCGGAATAAGCGCGATCAGACCAGACGTAACTGCGATACCCGCAAGACCAGCAGCGGAGAAGATGCCGAAAGCAGCAGCGATAGCCAGCAAACCAGCACCAGCCAAAGCAAGACCAGCACCCAGAAGGAGCATAGCCGCGCCCAGACCAAGCATAGGTACAATCACAGCCGAAAGAATCGCCGCAGCAGCACCGAACACCAAGAATATAGCAGCCATCGCACCGAGACCGGTAACAATGGTCATGATGTCCAGCGTACCCAGGGTAATCAGGATCGGTGTAAGGACAGCCAAGGCCGCAGCAGCAATAAGCAGTGCTGCCGATCCAACCAGAGACCCGCTCATAGCAAGCAGACCCAGAGATAGAATCGTGAGCATTCCTGCAATTGCAGCACCAGCAATAGCTAGCTCTTCCCAGCTCATCGATCCGAACACCAAGGCTGCAGCAGCCAGAGCGTTCAAAGCAATTGAGACCAGAATAAGACCAGCCGCTGTGATAGGCAACGTGAGAGGCATAAGCGACATAGCAAGTGCGATGCCGATCAGACCACCCGTAATTGCAATCAGACCCTTGGCAATGTCCTCAGACGGGATGCCCGCAAATATTAGAACGGCAAGCGCCATGCCGTTAAGAGCCACAGCCACTAGCACTAGACCAGCAGCCGTGATGGGCAAGGACAGGGGCATGAGCGACATAGCTGTCGCAACAATAGCCAGAGTCCCCGCAACAGCACCAAGCCCCTGTGCAAGTTCTGCCAAGGACAACGATGCAAAAATCTTTACCGCTCCTGCGAGCAGCAGAATACCAATAGACAAAGGGATCATTGCGAGACCGGCACGGAGCATGCTGCCGGAAGCGCTACCCATAAGATTTGCAGCTAGAGCCAAACCACCAAGCAGAACAGAAACACCAAGGAGACCCTTGAGAAGCTCAGCCCAGCTCATAGTCGAGAGGATCTTGACAGCAACCGACAGAATAACCACAGAGCCAGCAAGCAGAATCATGGATGCGGCGATAAGCGGCACCTTGACGAACCCTGCCGAACCACTGATCTTGATCAGAACAGCCATAGCAATCAGCAGCTGACCGAAGCCAACCGTAATGGCCGTAAGGGCCTTAGTGAGCTTGGCCGAGTCGATCAAAGACAAAGCAACGATCGAGACCGTAAGTAGAGCAACGGCAGCAGCAATCGTAAGCAGAGTCTTGGCTCGGATCTGCGTCTGCATGGCCGCCATAGAGCCTGTAAGCTGCTCAAACGACCCAGAAATGTTCTCTAGCAGCCCACCACCAAAGTCCAGTGTAAGGCCGTTAGAAAGGAATTTCTTGAGCACGACGAAAATACCACCGAGAAGCACAGAGTTCAGTGCGTCGAAGACGCCACTGAAGTCGCCAGAAGTGATGCCCTCTCGGATCGAGTCACCGAGACCGGCAAATACAGTCGCAATTGCTGGAGCAATAGGAGCCAGCTTGTCAGCCAGATTATCGAAGACCGCGCCCAAGACCGTTGTGTAGAGCTTGATGTTCTGCATGATTGCGTCAAGACCGCTAAGACGCTCACCGAACTGGTCTACCGCACCACCCGCCGCACCGCCAATACCAATAAGATTCAAGAAACCCTGCGAGAGAGCCTGAATGATCTTGATGGGAATTGCCAGCACGTTAGCGAGGCCGCTGAAGAATTTACTTAGGCCGTCGCCCTTCTTCAGTGCCTGATCGATACCAACAAGGAAGTCGCCAATACCGCCAGTGAAACTGAGGAATGAACCTGCACCCTGACCGACAACCCCGAAGAGCTTGAAAATAACGCCGATGAATCCGCCGATGATCTGACCAGCGATACTGAAGATAGCGAACACACCAGCAAAGGTGCGCTTAATATCCTCAGCAGTTCCCTTGCCGATGATTAGCTTCTGAGTGAACTTCTCGAATGCAGCAGAAGCAGCAAGCAGGTCAGCGCCGGTCTTTGCCGGGAAGATCTGCCGGAAGGCTTCCTGAATAGGCTTAGCAATAGCAAGCAGAGCCTGCCAAGCGTTCTTCAAACCATCGATAACCATGGTTCGTCCGCCACCCTCAGACCAAGCACTAAGCACCATGTTTCGAGCATAAGCGTTCTGCTCGATGATGCCTGTGAATGTGTCTTTCAAGGCGGTGAAGTTCTTCTTGGCTTCTTTCAGGTCACCAAAGATGTTTCGAAACGATGCGGCCCAACCAGAACCGATAGTCTCCTTGACAATATCAAAGACCTGACCAAGGGTCTTAACCTCGGTCGCAGACTTGAACGCCATAGTCGACATCTTCTGCAGAGCTTTGAACTGCTCGTCGGTGTACTTCACACCGTTCTTCTGCTCAAGGTTCAGTCGGTTCTGCTGGATCTTAGCCTCGATCTGAGCGGCCGAATATTTGCGCAGACCAGTCTCAGTCTTTTCAGCAGCAAGAGCAGCCTTGGAGAATCGACCGTCGACCGACGACAGCGTGTTCACGAGAATATCGGATGAGAGCCAAGCCTCCTGGCCAGGCTTCGCCATGATCGACTCACGGAACGACTGACCGTTGATCTCGAGCTTCTTCATCGGGCCGACCATCTTTACGGCCTGCTTATCAATGGTGCCCATGGCGATAGCGGTCTGGGCAAGAGCGTTCTGCAGCTTCTTACCACCCATACCCGCGTTAACCACTGAGTTCCAGTCCTGCAGTCCGACCTTGCCTGAGGCAATGGCCTGCGAGAGCTGGTACATAGCCGTAGCGGCCTGCTCCGAGCTTGAGCCCGAGAGCGCAGCCAAGTTAGCAATACCCTTGATCGAGGAGACCGAAGTCTCCAGGTCCACACCGGCCGCGGTGAACGTACCGACGTTTCGAGCCATCTCCGAGAAGTTATAGATCGTCTGGTCGGAGTACTTGTTCAGCTGGTCGAGCGCGGCGTTGATCTCGGGGAGCGGACGGTCAGTGTTAGCCTGAACAGTCTGAATAGACTTCAGGTTTGTCTCATACTCATGAAGACCGTCGATGACAGGGCCGATGGTGAAGCTCTTTGCAAAGCTAAGACCAGCGTCTACTGCCCGGTTTACAATATTTGACAGCGCCGTGATGGCCACCGTCGACAAGGCAATGAATCCTGCGGACACGCCCTGGATGCCGCCCTGCATACCGGCGAGAGAGAATCGGTTGGCCGACTCCTGCACCTGGTCGATGCCGTTTCTGGATCCACTGAAGCTAAGGCTGGACTTGAGCTTGTCCAACATGCCTAGGACCGTGCTGGCCCCACGCACGAAGGTATTGCTTCGAAAGTCCATGTTTACAATGCGTTCGTCAATGCTGCTCATGCTGAGGTCACCTGCTTCCATACCTCGTTCGCGATTTGGTCAAATAAAGGCCTCATGATTGGGTTGATGAAGTCTCTACCCGGAACGTAGCCTCCAGTGCCGGTCCCGTGACCGAACTGAATAAGAACCACCACAGGCACAGCGCCTGCCATGTGACGGTTCTTCCAAGATATGGACGCGCTTGTAGGAGTGATCTCAATCTCGTGGTACCAGGACGCTGCGGTTTCGCCAGACTCGGAAGGAGTCGCTGCTGCCAAGCCTCGAGTACCAATGGATCCGTAGTTGTTCAGGACCCGGTAGATCTCGCCGCTGACGATACGCTTCAAAAATCGCTCGGTGTTAGCGAACGAACCGGTTGATGAGAAACTAATAGTTTGGCTAGCCATAGTCCCTCCTCGGTCCTATTAGGCAGTTCGCTTCCACATGTAGCAGACAATATAGGGAGGCATGTTGTTCTGCGGCTGACCGCCACCGGTATCCGACATCGAGATGTTCGTGGCTGACGAGGCTGTGACAGCGGTGCTCAGTCCAGGACGAGCCATAACGAGTCCACCACCGTCAACGGCATTCAGCTGTCGACCAATGGTGTTGTTGACGTGGTTGTGACCTGGGTCCGTAAGAGGGTGTTTGTGCGCAGGCATCTGGTCCACAGTCATCGTAGTGGTCTTGGTTCCGCCAACTTCCTCGGCGTTGTCAAAGTCGGACTGGTTTGGGTCCTGGGAAATAGGCATACGTCCTACGCCCCACCGCTCCCAAGTACCGCCGTTGAGTAGCAGAGCAGGGTTGGTGGGAACGGCCGCCATAAAAATGGAGCCAACAGGCCAAGCCGAGATAGCAGACGCAGCAGAACCCTGGTCGCCCTTTCCGCCCTTGACCGAACCGGCGTCAATCTCGACACCATCGCGCTGCTTAAGAATAAGGCGTCCGGCAAGATCGACAGCACCGCCAACAATACAGCGATTCTCGATCTCGATCATTCGCTCTTTGGTAAGTCCCGATACGGTTGCCATCTATCCTCCTTGTTTGTTAAGAGCTGCGAAGTGTGTATGAAGTAGCGTCGGTGTACACGGCTAGTGGCCAACTAATCTCAAAAGACGTGTCGTCTGTCATTTTGATGACATCGTCGGTCCCCATTGCCGTCCACGAACCATCGCCGTGAGAAATAACCGTGAACGATGCGTTACGCAAGAACAGGTCGACGATCTCTGCAGCCGTAGGAAGCCGAGGCTCAAGAAGCTCGGTGCCATACAACCAAGCCTCGAGCTGAACAACGAGAGAGTCTGTGGCCTCGGTAGTGTCTACTACCAAGTGCGCTGTGGGTTTGGCTCCAGGAACTTGGATCGGGACCGTTGCTACGTTCCAGCCAAATAACGTCGGGGTTGTCTCTTCGCCCTCGGTCTCCCAAGACTTCTCAGCAGGGACCGCAGTGCAGTTATAGACAATGTGGATCTTTCGTCCATCACCTTTGTTAGTGGTGTAGGAGAATCCGAACAGCCTACGAGTCTGCTTGTCTAGAATATCCTGGTAGCCGTCGTAGTCGGAGAACTCTTCAGGGTACGTAAAAGCGTTGATGGTCAGCGATGTCTCTTCGCCACTTACGACATCAAGGTACTTCTCTCCATCAAAGAAGTACTCCTCGGACTCTCCGCCGGACGGCTCATCGTCAACAGAGATGATTCCGTTCCAGGCGACGCCCTTGCCGTTGTCCAAATATAGAACGCCCTGACTAACACCAGCCTCGAAAGGATGGGCTTCTTGGTGCCACTGAATCTCAGCCACTATGATCCTTTCAAAGCGCGAAGGGGGAGCCTGCTAAGCCTTAGCCAGCAGACTCCCCCTGTTTGTTATGTCAATGTCCAGCTGTCAATATCGTAATCGGTTGACGTCTTTGCTGATCCACCACGAAGGTCGAAACCACTGTAGCCAGCACCAACAACAGACCGGTCGTTAATCGACTTAAGCAACTGTCCTCCCACGATCAGGTTGAGCTGCGAACCAATGATGGAGAAGTTGATCGAAATATCGGCATTGCTAGCCCACCCAGGAACGAGCACGCCTCCACCAGGGAAGAACGTCTCAGTCTTGTTGATCATGGTTCCTACGTTGATGTAGGCTTGTCCGCCACTTGCACCAATCTGGAAGAAGTAACAGTTCTCGCGAGTAACCCCAGGACCAAACACCTTGGACCGCAGAGATGCTCGGAAATATGCTTCGACCGTTGCGTCCAGTGGCCTAAGCGTGAACTTGAGCTCCTGGTCCTCATCAACCGGTGCACGAGAAGAAGCAATGACGTAAGCGTTACCGTCATAGCCACCAATCGGAGCAACGTGCAGCCGACCTCGGTTACCTCTGATCTCAGCAAAGTTGCCGAACGAAGGCTGATCCGAAGCCGGTCGAGGAGTGTCGATTCGCCACAGGTCCGGGTTCCACGGGTCCCCATCAACGCCGGTGAAATTGTCTGCACCCTGCGCGGCAACAGCTGGAGGAACCGCCGTCTCAGACGAGGCTATCATTGCTGCACCGTGAGCTTTGAGTCGAGCCACAGCGTCGCGCTGAACCTGGTCCTTACCTGGAACGTAGAACGAGTTGTCGTCGCTAGTTCCATAAGGCGAACCCTCGTTGTGCAGGTCTTCATCACTCTGCAACGACCATGGGGCCGAGAAGAATATGTTTCCCTGCTGACGAACAATTCGCTCAAGCTCGATAGCTGTAGGCTTGGCCCATGCATACTCGCCAACCGAGAAAGCCTTCTTCTTGGACGCAGCAAACTTCGACATCTGCAGAACGTCCTGAGGAGAGAACTCGGTGTAGGGATGTGTCTCGAGAATATCGATGTGCGGAGAGTCCCAAGCCATGAGCTCGATAGCCAGACCGTCAGTGCCAGCGTCCATCACAAGTGAGTTCGGGGAAACAGACTTGATGAAAGCTGCCTGCTGAGCGATCCAGCCAGGAGCATCCTGAGCAGCAGTCCACAGCTCGTTACCGATTTGGACAATACTGAGACAAGGCTCGTTCTTGAACTGTCGACCCGTGTAGCGGTTGACGTGGTTCAGCCAGTCTGCAATATAGCGGTGGAAGTCGAGCTGGATCTGCGGGTCAGTGTAGAACACGTTCTCAGCTTTACGCTGCTCAGCAGAGTTAGCAGCCTTGATGTGGTACTCCATCGACACAGAACCGGGGTGACGGAAGTTGACCCAGTTTCGCTTACCACCGTGGTAGTAGCCCAGCTCATCGACAAACGGAGCAATCAAATATATGCCAAGCTGTGAGGCTTTGTAGACTGCATACTCAATTGCTTCCCAGACGTCGTTGTCGTACTTGATCTGGACGT